CCATCTGCCTGAGTCTTTGCAATAGCTTTGAGCGTGAGATACGTCTTGCCACCGGACCATGGTCCGAGGAGCTCGGTGACATGGCCTCGAGGAGATCCTCCACGCAGGACATCGTGCACGGCTGGTAGACCTGTCGGGAGGCAAGTAACCGTGTAAAGCTCCTCCACATCCCCGGCGATCGCCAGCGCCCGTTCCCCGTACTTGTGCTTGATTCCCGCGATGAGTGCATCAAGAGTCTCCGTCTTCTTACGCGGCATTAGCGCAGCCCCAGCACGGTCTGTACCAACGGGGACCGCCGTACCTTTCTCTTCACGGGCTCAGCGGTGTCGATGGTAATCAGATCACCCAGACCGGCTGATAGCCATTGCTCTCGCGGGCGCCGCAGCAGCTCCCGGATCAGTTCCTCGATCGTAGCCTCATGAAGCATCGGCGTAGCCGGTAGCTTACGAATCACTTCCGGCTGGACGACGACTTGCTTCTTCTGTTTCTTTGCTGGCTTTGCTGGCTTTCGTTTCATCCTTTGCCCTCCACACGCCGATATGTCCCGGCTCGTTATCACTCTTCAAACTTCTTTCGTTTTCTCTTTCGTACTCCAAAGCAAGAGCCCGCCAACAAGCCACGGAGCAGACCTTCCTGCGGAATGGCATACCGGCGGGTATGGCTGGATCGGCTCGAACGGTACCTGTCTCGTTAAGCTCCAGGATCTTACCGCACCGCATGCATCTTGACAACGGTGCTTTCTGTGATATAATTAGGGCAGGATCACTCTCACCCATTCTTGTCCCCTGTCTACATTATACCATGAAAAGAGCCGTTGTCAACTGGATTTCTTACACTCGAACATAGCTTCGATGCGAACGTCTTCTACGTCCCGATTCTACGTCTCGACTTCACTCGTAATGATAAAGATAAAGACAGAACAACTACAAAGCAACTACAAAGACAAGTACTACTAGGGTAATACACTACGGTACTACCGTCGGTACTACACTACGGGTAATACACGTAGGACGTACTTAGGACGTATATTACATTTAGCTCTCTTCCAGCCGTTTCTGTCCTTTGCTTTGGTTCTATGTCCCTTGATCGGAATATGTAGAGCGTTGGGGCAGAATGGCGGGTAAGTGTGTCGTAAGAAACTTCCTTGACAAACGGATCTTCCGTGGTATAATTGAGGTGATGGTAGAGAAAGAGCAGTCCCGCAGGCGTAGGCTCCGCTTCGGCCTGGACCTTGATGGGGTCATCTACGATTTCCATTCGGCCTTCCGGTTCCTCGCCAACTATGAGTTTGGGCTGGGGCTGCCGGAGACGGACAAGATCTGGCCGAGGTGGGACGGGCACATGGACTTCATGACGAAAGAGCAGGATAGCTGGATGTGGAGCGAGGGCGTGCGGCGCGGCCTCTTCCGGCACGGGAACGTGCGTAAGGGAGCGATTGAGTTCACGCAGGCGTTAGATCAGATAGCTGACATTGTCATCATCACACACCGGCCGAAGGTTGCACGGCAGGATACGTTAGACTGGCTAGCCTTCCACCGGATCCCAGCGAAGGAAATCCACCTACTGGAGAACCAGGAGCCGAAATGGCGTATTGACGTAGACGTACTACTTGACGACAAGTGGCAGAACGTGATAGATTTTGCTCGTAACACCCCGATCACCAAAACCGCCCTTCTGTGGGACCGAGCCTGGAACAGGGCGTTCTCCGTTCTTACGCTGGAAACTCGTAATAGGATACGGACGTTTCGTATCAGAGACTTTAAGGAGGCGTTGGCATGGGTAGAGGGAGCGAACGATTTCACGAAATACTCCAAGAGCTAGGACAGTTACACGATAAGAAGCAGGCGGATTACGGCTCGAGCAGCGATCCCTTCGCCAACGTCCGCGCCTCCCAGGAGTTCGGCATCCCGCCCTGGATTGGCGCTATGCTTCGCGGGAACGATAAGATCGTGAGGATCAAGTCGTTTATTACGAAGGGAAATCTTAAGAACGAGTCGCTGGAAGACTCGCTGCGTGATTTGGCGGTATACGCCATCATCGCACTGACACTCTACGAGGAGGCCCGGGATGGCCAACATGTATAAGATCTTCTGGAAGGAACACGAAGACAGTCCAGTGCAAGACCAGCTGGTAGAAGCAGATATTGTAGAGCATGCCGGCAACCTCCTGATATTTGCTCAGATCCTCAAGCTGCCTGTCCCATCAGACACGGTTGAAGATGCGGAGATGTTGCCAGAGCACCTCGTCGGGGCTGATCCCTACGATGAGCTGTACAAGAAAGCCCAGGCGGCTGATAAGAAGACGAATGTCCCCCACGTTGTGTTCATGATTCCCATCGTTAGAGTTGTGAAGATCGAGAAACTCACACCGGGCGGAGCCCACTAGGAGGACTGAGATGAGAGCAGAAGATGCATTCCAGCACGAGGACGAGCGTCGAGCAAAGGCAGCGCAGGGCGGCCAGAGGACCGAGCGCAAGCGGATTCCGTGGTTCAAGATCCAGGTGAACGAGAGCGCGAAGATCCGGTTCTTGGGCGAGCTGTCGAGCGGCATCGGGCTGTGGCGGCACAACCGGGACTCCAAGCCGTTCTCTGTCAGCTGCTTCAGCAACGAGGAGTACTCCGGTGCGGGGGCGGAGTGCCCGTTCTGTGAGGAAGGTTCCCGCAAGTCGGTCGAGTACTTCTGGCCTGTGTACAACTACACCACCCAGCAGGTCGAGCTGCTCTCCTTTAAGGACACCAGCTTCACCCCAGTGGCGATGCTGCGGGCGTTCTACGAGGAGAACCAGACTGTGCGGGACCGGGACTTCACCATCCGGCGTATGCCTGCCAGCCGCAACCCGGAGTCCGGCCGGTCGGCCACGTCGTACATGGCGATCCCGAACGCGCCGACAAACTTCTTGGTGACTAATCTGTCCGTCCCAACCGACGATGAGGTCATCGAGTACCTGCGCCCATTCGTGCCGAAGAATGGCTAAGACGGAAGGTAAGATCGACCGTGAGGCTGGCGCGGCACCCAGTCAGAAGAAGATGAACCGGATGACCGGGAACAAGGAGAAGGCTGTCCAGAAGTACATCACCGTCCTGGTCATTCCTGGAGCGAAGGGCAAGCGGCGTTGGGAGAAGCGCCCCAACCCGGCCTATCGAGGAGAATCAGATGCTTAGGAGACTTGCCTCACTCATTCTCGTGTTCGTACTGTACCAGTTCTCTGGCCAGTTCGCTAGCATCAGAGGAGAGTTTTCCTCTTATATTCAGTGTATTCAATCGCTGACGGTGCTGTATGATGCAGAGCAACGAGCGTACGGCGCGATCGTCCAGACTGTGGACGGTGCCGGAATCTATCACTGGAGCATTGACAGGACTCCCCTTTCTGGCTATGCCTGTGTCGAAGAAGACCTTGAGTGGAGAAACCACGAATAATCATGCGTTGCCCCTTACACGACAACTGCGACCACTACATTCCGTGGGACGGGCCGGAAACGGCCAAGCTTGCGATCATTGGTGAGGGCCCCGGAGCCCAGGAGATCCAGAACGGGAAGCCGTTCATCGGTCCTGCGGGCCGGAAGCTGAACACGCAACTGGCCCTCAACGGGGTTAAGAGAGAGGATGTCTTCGTCTACAATGCGGTACCCTGCTTCAATACGAATCTATTCCGAACGCCGACAGAAAAGGATATCCGCCTCTGGCGGCCGCACCTGGTTGAAACTCTGCTTCGGGTCAGGCCGGAGGTTATACTTCTTGCTGGAGCGTGGGCAACCTATGCCCTCATCGGCCGCAAGAAGATTACGGCAGAGCAGGGTGCGGAGCGCCGTGTGCGCCTGGCCCCCGACTACGAGCCGTGGGTCATGCCGTGCTTCCACCCGTCGGCGACGCTCCACGAAGGCGGTAAGAAGTACGAGGCCCCATTCGTTGCAACGATAGCCCGCACTAAGCGCCTACTCGATGGCGACATTCAGGAGTGGTACCCGGGCTACACGCTTGTTGACGAGGCTAATGTAGACCAGGCGGTTCAGGAACTGTCCCAAGCAAGCGAGATCTCTATCGACATCGAGACTGTGGGCCGGCTGCATATCGACGGCGAGATCGTCGTCGTCGGTATTGCGGAGCCAGGCAGGCCTGTGTGGGTCTTTCCTGTTGGCTATCCTGGGGTTGCTAACCCGCAACGGTTGCGCGATGCGGTCAGAGCAATCCTGGACGCCACCCGTGGTCGTGAGAGGGTCGCTCACGGAGGGAAGTACGATGTACACTTCCTGAAATACGCCGGGCTGATGGCGCTGGATGACCCGGGCATCACCTGGGACGGGCTGCTTGTCTGGCATCTGCTGGACGAAACACGGGCGGATAGCGGCCGGCTGAAGCTGAAGATCCTAGGCTGGGAGCTATTGGGTATCCGTCGGTACTGGACCGTGATCGTGCCCACTACCCGATTGATGGGGAAGAATAAGACGCCGAAGCCCGTCGAGGTGCCGCTAGACATTATGTTGCGATCGGGGCGGGCTAAGGAGATCCCGCTGCCGATGCTGGCGGAGTATAATGCCCGCGACACAGCACTGACGCTTGAGCTCAAGGAAGTGGCGAAGCCGCAGCTGGTGGCCGATCCGGCTCTGCAAAGGCTGTACGATAGGCTGGTTCTGCCTGCACAGAATGCCATGGAAGTCCTGGAACGGGCAGGGATGCCTGTCAACAGGACGACGATGGACCAGCTGGAGTCAGAGTACTCCATAGGGCTGGCAGCGATAGACGCCAAGCTGACAGCGATGTTCCCCGCCAGTGGGGTTACTAACTGGAACTCTGATAAGCAACTACGCAAGCTGCTGTATGAAGACCTGGGCCTTCCGGTCGTGCGGCGCACCGATACCGAGGGCACGCCCTCAGTAGACGTGTCCGCCTTGATGTTGCTGAAGGGGCAGCATGCGGTGGTCCAGATCCTGCTTGATCGTTCTGAAGTGGATAAGCAGCTGACGACGGTGCGAACCCTGCGGGAGAACGTGGCCCCAGATGGGCGCATCCATCCTACCTTTGTGGTAGCTGGGCCGGCATCGGGGAGGACCGCCTCGCGAGATCCGAACGTCCAGAACCTCCCCCGTGGTCCGGGGATTCGGGACATCATCGAGGCCCGTCCTGGCTACAAGCTCGTTGAGCTGGACTTCAACATGATGGAACTGCGGTGGGGAGCCTACATCTATAACGAGCCGAAGATGGGCTCGATGCTCCTGGCGGGCAAGGACATACACCTCTATACCGCTTCGATGGCGTTCGGCCGGGCGATGGACAAGATCACGCCGGAGGAGCGTACCCACGGAAAGACGGCCAACTTCCTGCTGATGTTTGGTGGCGGGGCAGACCGGTTGGCTACCCACTTGCGGGATAACAAGCTCGAGGAGATCGACGCGAAGAAGGCGTTGGCCGATATGGGCCGCGATCCTGAGGCGGGCGATCCATACTTTGCTTTGGCGCTGGAACTGTGGAAGGCGTTCCACCGCGCTTACCCGGCCCTGCGGCCGGCGCATGAGCAACTGGCACGGCAGATCAAGCGGGACAAGCAGATCCGCACGACCTTCGGTAGAGTACGACGGCTGCCGCAGATCGATTCGCCGAACCGTGCGGAAGCGGAGCACGTCGCCCGATCCGGTATCAACACCGTGGTCCAGGGCCCGGCCAGCGACACGCTACTGCTGGCGCTCCCCGGCATCGTAAAGATCGCGCCGCAGTACGGGGCGTCTGTTATCGATGCTGTGCACGACTCGATCGTATCGGAAGTGCCCGACGAGCAGGTGCTCCCGTTTGCCCGTCATGCGAAGACGATCATGGAGACTCCTGACTTTGCTCAGTTCGATGTCAAGTTCGACATCCCCATCCTGACCGAGGCTAAGGTAGGCCAGTCGTGGGGGTCACTCAAGGCCCTAGAGGAGAGTGTGCCTGTGGATGAACGGTTCCCGAGCGTAACACCATTATCCAGTAATAACGCGGCAGTCGACGGCGGGCTCCGATCTGGTGCGACACCAGACGATGCATCCCGAAACAGCGGCCCTGATTCAGCCGCTGGCCCACAGGCGCAAGTTGTAGACATGAGTATTGAAATGTACTCGGCGGCACTAGCCTACGTCGCGCGGGGCTGGTCGGTCATCCAGCTGACAGCGCCGGGTCAGGGGTACACCGCTGGAGGCAAGGCCCCAGCCATTGTTTGGAAGAAGTATCAGACGGAGATTGCTAGCCACGAGACACTCCGATCATGGTTCGGTAAGGATAAGAACGGGAACAAGGTGCAGGACACCACGCCCTTGATCTTCAACGTTGGGATTGTGACGGGCACTATCTCCAAGCTGGTCGTCATCGACATCGACACGAAGCATGGTGGGGAGGCGTGGCTGAAAGAAAAGGGATTGGATTCACCAGCAAAGGTACAGACCGGCGGGGGCGGGTTACACCTGTACTTCCGGTATGAAGGCGCTCCATTGTCCTCCCGTGCCGGTCTCGCCCAGGGAGTGGATGTGCGGGCTGAAGGTGGACAGGTAGCGGCTCCGCCTAGCCTGCACCAGTCTGGGCGTAGGTACACCTGGCTCACGCCGGATGGCCTACTGCCCAGCGACCTCCCTGTATTGCCTGAGTGGCTGGCGACAGAGATCCAGGCGAAGGAAGAGATCCGTCTGATCCCTGTCTCCGGTGATGGCCGCACGATTCCGCCGGAGAAGATGGAAGATGTAGTAGATCTACTCTTACCTGCCTACACAGAGGGGCAGCGGCACAAGCTCCAGATGGGACTAGTCGGCTTCCTGATGAAGCGGAACTACGCAGCGGAGGACGTGGAGGATCTGGTGACCAGGCTGGCCAGCGCGGCTGAGGACACGTCAGAGCTGCAAGATCGACTGACGATCCTGCGGGATACCTGCGCCAGGGTGAAGAAGGGTGAGCCCGTCGCCGGCAGCGATACCTTGCGGGAGATCCTTGATGAGGAGAAGATCAGCAAACTCCTCGAGCTATTTGGCTCGTTGACGAAGGTCGGCCTGATTGACGTGATGAAGGGCTCAGACTTCATCATCAAGCCGCGCCGGAAGATCAGCTGGCTGGTCGAGAAGCTACTGCCGGAAGCCGGGATCTGGATGCTTTCAGGCCACCCGGGCGCGGGCAAGACTACCCTGAGTATCCAGATGGCCATGCATATTGCGGCTGGCCGGGACTTGTGGGGTATGTTCAACGTGCCCAAGCCGACGAAGGTGTTGTACCTCCAGGCCGACAACCCGCCGCACATGTTCGAGGATCTGGTTCGTGGCATGGCCAAGCATATGCCCGAGGCGTTGGACAACATGTACTTCTCCAACGTGACAAAGAGTTTGAAGATCAATACGCAGTTCGGCTATGACTCTGTCATGCAGGCCGTCGAGATGTACGAACCGGGCCTGGTCATTATGGACACCATCCGGGACTTCCATAGCGCAGACGAGAACAATCCGACGGCGGTGTCTGAGGTTCTGGACGCGATCAAGACGATCCGTGGGGACAAGCCGATCTCCATCGGGTTCATCCACCACCACTCGAAGAGCACGGGATATGAGAGGCAACTTGTGGAACGGCACATGGGGTCCATGCGCTTTGTTACTCCGCTGGACCTCTCCATGTCCCTCACCTTCGACGAG